ATGCGCAAGCTTGCCGTGTCCGCGATGGCGGCTCTCGGGGTCGCTCTGGTGATCGTCGTCGCGCTGTTGGTCCGTTCATCGGGGCACGCGGCCAGCTTGGAAGACCGGATCTCTATGCTGGAGACGGATCGAGCGAATCTCCAGAGTGAGGCTTCCTCCGCACGAAAGCAGGCCACCGATCTTCAGGCACAGAACGCCGAACTTCAGGCGAAGCTCCGCCCTCTTGAAACGAAGCAGGCAGCCGTCACCCGCATCAATCAGGAACTTGTCGTTCAGGCCGGCACGATCCAGCGGTTCGAGTTCACGCCGAGCGTCGTTCCTGGCACTCTCTCCGGATCGTGGCGGTCGAGTGGCCAGGGATTCGGCGGCGCGAACGACACGATTGCAGCGTTTCGGCTGACCGATCCACAGGACTCGATAATCGAGTCGTCGTCGAGTTCAGCCGGCGCTCCGTCGTCGGGCCGCTTCTTCGTGAAGGTGTCTGCGCACGGCACGTATACATTCTTCTTCGACAACAAAGGCTTGCTCCGGAACACGTCACGACGCATTTTCATCGAAGGCGACTTCAGGCCAGAGTGACGCGCGGCAGCCCGAACACGTTGCGTCGATACTTGGCCTCTTGAGGTTCACACTCCGATGAAGATCGCAATCGTCACGATCAGCTACGTCGTCATGGGTTGGGTCGCCGCCCTCCTCACGCTGTGGCTCGAACCGTTTGCTGGCATCGGGGCGGTGTGGAAGCCTGCGGCCATCGGGTGGGTCCTCTGGACCATGTCCGGCTTCGTCGATTCCTTCTTCCCTCGGGGGGCCGTTCCGAGCAACAAGTGACCGCGGCGATCCATTTCTACTGTTTCGAGAAGCCGATCCGCCGCTCGGCCCCGCCCTGCAGCCCGGTGAAGTACGTGAGAATCGCATCAATCCGCTGCATCAGGACGCTGCGCCGCAGCCACAGGCCGTCGCTGTAGGTCACTTCGTCCGTGATGGTGCTCCGAGTGGCAACGGATCTATACAAATCCCGCTCCGGCACCTTGAAGTCGGCCAGATCGATCCCGGAACCCTGTTCAACCTTTTCGACAGCGGTATTGAATTGTCGGACCCATTCGGCCTCAACCTCGTACCCGTCAGGCAGATTCGCCTTGAGCGACGAAAGTACGGCATATCCGCGAAGTAGTTGGTCGCCGTTGGCCATGTTCCAAATCCCCCTTACCCGTTCGTCTCCGTCTTGCGTTCATTGAACTGGTTGATTTCCGACAGCGCCACGTTCGAGAGTGCGACCTGAACCGCCCGAATCTCCGCTCAGCTCCCGCACCTGCTCTGCCGCCGCTGAGTGGAAGTCGTCTACAGTTCTCCTGAAGTCAGTGCCTCACCGCGACGGCCAGGGTCCCACGTATCCGCGCCTCGAGCTTGGTCCGGAGGTCTGCGGCGTCTTTCCACACCACGTGACTGTATTGGCGAGTGTCAAAGTGAACGTCGGCTATTTCGTTTTCGCGACAACTCCAAATGACAATTCGTCCGAGGCCAAGAGCTAACCCGGCTTCAAAGTACACGTTTGGGCGCTGACGCGTGACGTCTGCGACGATCACCTGGGCTCGACGAATCTCTGCATGAATGAGGTCCGTGACGATCCCGTTGTATTGCACCTTGCCGACGTTGATTACAGTCAGGCCGCTCGCCTGCACTGCGGGCTTGATCCCGCTCTCGTAGACTCCATCCAGTGACGGGTCAAACGCCATCGCGACAAAACACGTCCCAGGCACGCCGCCGGAATCCACAGGAGAAAGACGTTCCCAACCCTTCGGCGTCACGACGTACGTGGCGTCAGATTGATGTCCGCGACGCTCAAGAAGCTGCTGCTCCACGAGGGAGCGGCTCAAATAGTGCATCTCACCCGCGTCTGCCGCATCCAACAGCACGAAGTCGTGATCAGCGTCGAGAGCGACGCCAGTTCCTGGAGAGATTGAACGAGCGGCGAAGAGCCTCAACGCCATGTCGAGTTTTTGCGACACCGGCGTGTGCGCGTGGCCTTCGGCTAGTGTTCTCCAATTGTCGTGCCCCACTTCTACGATTTCGCCACGGTCGCTCGCCTGCCGAAGGTGAGCACAGAGGTAAGGCAAGAGCCTGACAAAGTCTTGCTCCTGACTGATCGTCTTGATGCCAGCCATAAACCTGAACTCAAGATCGTAGAGGCCACACCGCTTACAACGGAAGCCGAACGGATTCACTCTGTTATCGCCTGTGGCGGGGGCGCTCTGACACAGAGGGCACGGATACTCTTGCTCCACCATCGCGCGACGATGGTATCTCTTAGAACCAGCGATCATCAAACGAGCCGACAGCGCGCCGTCGAGCGCGACGTGATGGATCGCGTCAGGCTGCCCGACACCTTCTAGCCCTCCAATACCTCGCGCACTGTCGCCTCGGCGATGCCTGCCACGGTCACGTGCATGGCGCGGAGTTCCTCCAGCTCCTGCAGCTTCTGGGCGCCATGTGGGTTCTGCGCACTCGCACGCGCGATGATGCTCTCGTTGATCGTCTCGGCCGGAAGCAGCGGGGCCCAGACCAGACCGCCGTCAGCTGTCTTCGTCGGGATGCGACCGACACTCTGCGCTGCAGCCTCAAGAACCAGCTTCTCTTCGTCCGTCGCGCTGTTGTAGAAGACTGCGATCTCCTGCGGCGTCCGGTCACGCAGATGCGACAGCAAGAAGTCGATACGGCGGGCTTCGGGCTGCTCCGTGCTGGCAGGCAGCAGGGCGACGCGGTGTGCGGCGATGTCCGCGTCAAAGCCCACGAGACGCGACGTGCGAAGATCGACGAGCCCTTTGACGAGCGATTCAACCTTCGCGTCCTTCTCCGCGCGCTGGCCTTTCGGGGCAAAGTGATCGTTCGCCTCAATCGCCGCCTTGGCCTGAACGGCTTGTACGACAAACGCGTCGTAGTCCTCCAGTGGATCGAGCACCGTGATCGGCAACTGCGTGAAGCGGACGTTTCGACGCTGCGTGTCGCGAATCAGACGATATTTGGGGGTCATGTCGCCTCTCAGTCGTTGTCGTAAACCACGCGCATCTCGCCGCGGGCGATTGCGTTGGCATTAGCCCCAAGTGTCCGCGCGTCCGGATTGCGCAACTCTTTCCCGCCAGAAGATCGGCCATCACCCGGCCTCGGGTTTGAGCCGCCGCCACTGGATGCCTTGAACGCGAAGTCTGAATCCCTCACGTGCTGCGAGATGAAGCCGTCCACGGTGAGCTTTTCGCCCGGCTTGTTGGCGTCGAACACCTTACCGACGAGCACGCCGCCCTCAACCGCGAACTTGTCGGCGGCCTTGCTCACGATGTAGTCCACCGCGTTCGGCCGCCCGCCATTCTTCAGAAACGCGGCGGTGATCGCGTCCTTCAGCACCGAGGCATTCGCACGAGTGTGCGCCTCGGCGAGCTGGGCTCGCAGTGCAGCAATCGTCTCGTCCGGCTTCGCCGCTTCGAGGGTTTCGAGCCTTGCCTTGTCCGCTCTAACCGCGTCGGGGTCGATGCCGGCGAACTTGGTCTTCAGGTCCTCGTTCTCTTTGGTCACCCTGATGTTGTTCGCGCGAAACTCCGCGACCCGCACGGTGTCGGGGTGTTCGCCGTCGAGCGCGAGCTGGTACTTGCCGTCCTTCGCCACGTAGTGCTCGCGGATGGCGGGCGGCAGACCATCGAGCGTGTCAATCACAGGTTTCAAGGCCATCGTGTCTCCTTCACTGAATCGTGCTCGGCGTTGCCATGCGCCGAAACTCCTCGAACTCACGGTGCGCGACCTTCATCTGTGCTTCGAGGGTGTCCGCTCTGGCCTTCGCGACCGCCGCCTCAGCCTCCAACTGATCGATCAGCGGTTGCACCGCCCTCTTCGCCGCGAGCTTGATCGCGTGACCTGCTTCGACGAGATAGGCTGCGTCATCGCCGCGATACGGCACCGTCGCCAGATGCTGCAAGACCGCTTCAGTGACATCGGGGCCGAACGGCAACACTTTGATGACTTCAACGCGCATCATCGCCACGATGTCTGGGATGTCGCTCATGGCCGCTCCTCTTCAACGGTGGCCGACGGACGAACCAGGGCCAACGTGCGCGGATTCTGCGTGGAGGTAGGCACGCATTCCGCACTCAGAGGCGACAGCCGTCCGTCAGCCATTTCAATCAACAGCGCCTCAACGTCTGGCGGTAGCGTGCCAGCGTGGGCGCGGGCGACGACCGTCGAGCGGTATTCGGGGTCGTCGATCACTGCCTTCGCGAATTCCCTGAGCGTCATGCTGTGTGTCTCCGTGTTGAACGTCCTCGTGTGTCGATGAGCCGATGTTTAAGCAAGAACCGTCGAACGTGAATCGTCAGCGTCTCGTCGAGGCCCCACAGATCATCCGGCGACAGCAGCGCCGAGCCGGGGAGCAATGAGGCGCGCTGACGTGCCCACGAAATGCTGAGCAGCGCATAGAGACCGTTCGAGATGTGGAGCACAACGACACCATCGGCTCGGTGCTCGATGACGGTTTCGCAACGGGCCAGGTAGCGACTCGGCCAACCGGCGAATCGACAGAACCAGCGCCTAAAGGTGGGATCTTCAACGCGGTACAAGTGAGATGCCGTCACGTCAGACCACCACGTCGCCGACGAACTGGCCGGATTCATATCGCTTCGCGTAGCCCAGCGGACGGCCCTTCGCATCCCGAGGGGCTGGCACAACGCCCTGCCACACCTTGCCATCGCGCCACTCGACGCCGTGATGGTCGACGCCGTGAATGATTTCGCCGGTCCACATGTCCCTCACGCGCATGCCGCGATGCGATGACGCAGCCAATGTCTGCACGAGGGCGCCTGCGGCGGCGTTGATCACGTCGTCGTGTCCACCGGGGGCGTGGTCGATGGAATCGCGCCCGCCGCGCGCCGTGCGTCGTTCGAGACCGAGCAGCTGCGCACTGAGACGGGGAAGATCCAGGAGTTCGCACGTGACACTGTTGATGGCTGGCAACACGTCGCGGTAGATCTCAGACTTGCTGCGCTCACTTGGCGTGACCGTGATGCCGTGCTTGCGCATCTGCTCGACAGGGAACTGTCCCGCCCAGCGGTCCGCCTTGATCTCCCGAATGCCGTAGCTCTGCAACGTCGCAGCGAAGTCGGCGCAGACCTGCTCGGGCGAGAAGGGTGGGCGGACCTCCCGCACGACGTCGAGCACGGCGATCACGCGACGGTCCCGCCTGTCGGCGTGCGCAATCGCCAACACTGCCGAGTCGCCCGTCGAACTGCCACCGCCTGCGAAGTCGGCGAAGCCCTCGTAGGTCACACCGCCGATTCGCGGCAGCTCGATTCGGCCAGAGACGACAACGGCGTCAACCGCGTCGCGCGAAATGAACGATTCGACGTCGGTTCTGAACAGCCCGCCGAACTCAGCGGCGGCGCTGGCTGGGTCCTCTTCGTAGGCTTTCGAGATGGCGCGGCTGTCGAAAGTGGGATTCAGCTCTTGCGTGGATGCCTGCACGAGCAGAACGTCAGAGTCCGGCTTGCCGTGGTACTTCTGCCACGCGGTCCAGATGATGCCTTTGCGGGCATACGGGCTGCTGACAACGACGAGCAGCGAGCCCGGCACTCTTGCGAGAGCGGGACGGACGGCGCGCAGCAGCTCCACGTCGGGATTGGCGCTCTGGTCAGTCGGCAGGAATGCCGCTTCTTCGACGATGACAAGTGCGTAGGCACGACCGCGCGGCGCGGCCACGCTCGCCGTGATGACTTCGATGATGATGCCGTTCGAAAGTTCGACGCTGTCTTTGGATTCACTGACGATCAGCGCATCAAGGGCAGGGACACTGCGCAAGAGTCCGGTGACATAGCGGAAGGTGACCGAGGACTGTTTGCGATCAGGCGCGAAGATGCCGATGTAGACGAATTCACCTGGGACGCGACGGTACTCACGACTCGCAAAGAAGCAGGCGAGCAGCGCCACGATTCTGCTCTTGCCGGCGCCTCGCCCTACGATGGCGTAGAACTCGCGCACGTTGGGCGTGAGGCGCGACAGGACGGCACGCCACGTCTTCCAACTGGCGTGCTGGAACTCGGCGAACAGCCACATGAAATCAAGAAGCGTCATCGGTGTTGTCCGCTTCTTGTCGATTGGCTTCGGCGACGGCCGCCCGCACCGCGTCGAGCGGGTTGATCTGTCGCTGCTTCTTCTCGATGCCGAGGGTCTGTGCCAGACGAAGTCGGCGATCCATCAGGGAAAGGAGTAGCGTGACGGCCGCACGCGTGCGGCCCTTCGCCGTGAAGATGCCGCCGACCTCGATGTTCGCAGCGACCGATTCAATGAGTACGTCGGTGCGCGCGTAGTCAGTGACGATGTCTTGCTGAATGACAGACGACTGATCGCCGAGATGCGCTGTGAGTTCCGCTCGTTTCCCAGCGATGGCGATGAGTGCTTCGGGGCGGTCGAGTGAACGTCTGCCACCGTGTTTCAACGCGGCGGTGTTGCCGGGTTGAAAGCGCCCGGAGTTCTCGCGGGGCTGGGGCGCGTCGTCGCGCTTGATTGAGTCTGGGTCGAGCTGTTTGGTGGGCGAGGGCACGTCTCCAACGCGCTGGCTGACGCTGGGAGCGGCGAGCCGAGCGTCAGACGACTGGGAGTGCGTCCCCTGAGCAGACCCGTCAGAAGCCGCCCTAGACGTCCCCAGTTCGTCAGACGGCGCTAACGGCTCGCTCGGTCCGAGTCTCTGGTGTGACTGTTCAGTCGCGTCGTTCATCACCGGCTCTTTGCTTTCAACAAGTTGCAGAATCGGACACTGTGATAGCCAATCGTGGTGTCTCTGCGCCGCCTAACTGGCAACGCTGACCGTTTGCCGCGCTTCAACGAGCTGAAGCCACATGGGTTGAAGAACTCGGAACACAAGAACCCGGTCAGTGAGGTCAGCGAAGTCAGTGGTCCCCTATCCGCAGTCTCGGCCCGCTCTCGCTCCCTCTTTTTCACACTCACTCCCGATGAGGATGGGGGTGAGCGTGGGAAAGGGGCCTGGGGCTGCGGATAGGCAACCACTGACTTCGCTGACTGCACTGACCGACTCGCTCTCAAGCTCTGCGACGCTGGGTCGCCCACCACTGACTTCACTGACTTCATCGACCTGACCGTGGCGCAGGCTCTTGCGTGGCGATCAGCGACCTCACGGCGTCTTGCCGTTCGCGCAGTCCTAACTCCTGCCGAACGTAGACCGCCTGCCGCTTCTTCTGAATCTTCCACAGCCCGTCTTTCGCGGCGTCGTTGCGAAGCTGCACATAGCCCGCCTCGCTCAAGCGATGCGGCACTTGCCGCGCGTATTTGCGATCATTCAGAAAGGCGAGGGACTCCCCGGCGGCCGCGCACACAAGTTGCTGCAGCGTTATCGCGGCAGGATTGTCCAGCGCGTCGAGGGCGTCGGCGAGTTCGGCGTTTTCCGGCGCACGATTCGCCGCCACGATGTCCCAGAAAGCGGGTGTCTTCGGCGGCGGTGCCTTGGGATTGAAGGACGTCAGATCGTAGTTCGCGAGGTACGCGGCGACGTGTTCGAAGCCGCCGTCCGCGTACCACTGCCACAACTTGTCCCAGTAGTCGGGCGCGAAGTCGGTCGCCGTCCGCTCTGACCACAGCACGAAGTGACGACGATCATCCGCAGGCAGGTACAGGCAATCGGTCTTGTGGTTCGTCGTGAAGATGACGCCACAGACGTTGGCGACCGCGTATTCACGGATGTTCTTCTCGTTCACCCGAAGCACATCCGGCGGTGCAGCCTCGTAGACCTTCATGTGCTCGTAGAATCCGTACCGATTCACGTCCCCCATGTCGCGCGCTTCGCTGATGCGGAGAATCACGCTCTTGACGTAGGGGTTGAATGGCTCGAACAGGTTCGTTGGGCTGATGTCGCTGAAGTTCCACGGACCGACTGCCTGCTTCACAGGCTCAAGCAGGGTGTCTTTGCCAATGCCAGGCGGGCCGCCAAGCACCAGTGCGTGATTGATCTTGTCGAATGCGCGTCGCACGCGATGCGCGAACCACGCGATGATGTGCTCGGCATGCTCGTCATACAGCGTGCGGACGAGGGTGAGCCACGGCGCGGCTCGGCTGGGATCGCCGTGCGCAATCTGGGGCGGACGATAGAGATTGATCGTGTTGCAGCCGGGACGTTCAATCCAGCCACCGTCAGACACCAGCCGGTCACGAATCAGCAGCGGCTGGCCGGGTGCCCACGTCATCTGCTCCGCGGCCCGATGTCGATCCAGCCAAGCGGAGGCTGGCATGGTGGCTGACGGGTCCTCTGCAGTGCCTGCTGGAATCGGAGGGACGCTCGCGTTGACGCTGGATGAGGGCCACATCTCGCGCGTTGGCACGAAGATGTAGGTGTGCTGCGGCAGATACGCAATGAAGTCGTCGGTCGAGACCGTCCGTCCTGACGGCAGCTGATACGTGCTTGCTGACTGACAGGCGAGCGCGATGGTGCGATCTCGATAGTCGTCGCGGTCCCACTTGTCCGGTCGATACAATTTCGACTGCCGAAACAGCCGGTCCATCCGTTCGACGTCATGCGCGGTCCAAAAAGCCAGATGGCTGCAGAGCGCGGCATCGGCGACTGAATGGTCGCCGCCGTGAGCGGAGGTGTCGCCGTTCCAGAGCTTCTTGATCTTCTTGCCCCTCTTCGAGGCGAATATGCGCTTCAGTAGTTCGTCGTCTGGGATCGCCTGTAGCGCCTTCAGCTGCTCGGTCGCGATGCTGATAGCGGAGGTGTGTGCGTGCAGCGTTCCGTCTGCCCCTGCCGCCAGAGAGTTCTCCCGCATGTCTGCCGCAAACACCTCGCGGTAGATCACCGCCAGTGCGTCACCTCGTTCTTGGAGGTCGCTCGGCGTCCGTGCCATCGTCGTCGCCATCAAATGTGATGCCCCGTCACAGTGAGATACCGGCCCGTGTCATACATTTCGACTGGGCCCTTTCTCCGTCTCGGGCCGGGCACACCATCCGCCAGTAGAAAGACCCGCACGCCCCTGCCACTCGGCGACAGTTCGGTGTAGGAATCGAGCCGGGCAATGATGCGTTGCGCCCACTCGGCGACTAGTCCTGACTCGTCCACGCAGTGATCGAGGTCCACCCCGACGACACGGTCGGCGGCATCGCCGAACTGACCGAGCACGAACCCAATCCCATCGCACTTACCGTCGTAATAGGTGTCTAGCGCCTCTCTGGACGTGCGCCACGTCGCGGGGTTGGTACTTGATGCCTTACGCGCTGGCTCTGTGGACACGTATGGCACTTTCGTCCACCTCAGGTCGCTGAGTTCGTAGTTCCAAACGACCCAGCGTCGGCACCCCAGCAAACTGGCAGGTACCGCCTCTGCCTGAACCCTGAGCGGTGTTGGACGTGGGGGCGCGTCGTCCGGTTGGATCTCGCCCACGTCGGACCACTCCGGTACCGTGTCGGCAGTCGCGCCGTTGTCGTTGATCGCAGCCACCGATGGTTACGCTCGAGGCGAGTCGATCTGCGACGATGAAACCCGGGGCACCGAACGCCGGCGATATTCCCAGATCGCGCACTCGTCCTCGATCTTCTGTCTCGCGGTCTCGATGACCGCCCCGTCAACGTGGGCGCCGACGAAGCGCCGTTTCAGTTGCAGCGCGGCTATCGCCACGTCGCGATTTAGGAATGGATCGCACACGAGCTGCCCCGGCTCCGTGAAGCGTTCGATCAGATTGCTCGCCCACGCCTCTGTCCCCTTTATTCGGTGACGACCACGCTCCATGGCGGCGTCGTCGGCGAACAACAAGAGAACGTTGCCGCCGAGGGTGCGGCTATCTCCGCTCGGAATCGCCCACTGGTACGGGAGGTACGCGCAGAGTTGCGGACCCACCTCGAACAGATGCCGCGGGGATACTTGGACGGCGACGAACGAGACACCGGCCTGTTTGCAGGCGCTGGCTAGTTCTGGAAAGACCTGCAGATGCTTTCGGCCTGCAGGAGGCGCGGTGATGACGGCGTCCGGGCGGAAACCAGAGGTGAACAGCTCGCGATGTCCACAGACGCGAAGGTCGCAGTCGTCCGCATCGATATGCATGCTTCGGGCGAAGCGCATAGCCTCTGCAAGGTCGCGGGCTCGCTTCCGATCCGTGAGTAAACGGCGCAACGTCGAGCAGCCGTCACGAACTGCAGCAAAGTCCTCCGGCGGAAGGTGATAAAGCTGTTGCGCCCAGCTGGAGGTGTTCTTGTCGATCCCCAGTTCATCTAGCGTGGCTACCGGTACACGATGTGTACCGGTACCGACGTGATAGGGGCGACCGCCGACCGCCCGATCCGTGAGGGTTAAGAAGCCTCCCAGCCGGCGCAGGGCCTCAAAGACCACGGCGCGTGCTTTACGAACCACCTCTCGGCCAAGCTTCTGCTCCCGAGCGTAGACCGCCGCCGCTTTCGCTGCAGCGTGATGGGTCAGAACCTCCTGCACAGTCCGGGCGTGCGAGAGTGCGTGTTGCGCACGTTCGAGTGCCGCGAGCACCGACATGGGGCTCCCCGTGCAGGTGCCCATGGCGCTCGGCTTGGGCATTTCCGCAAGTGACGTGCTCGACATCACTTGCGCTCCGCGGCTCGCGCGGCAATCCAGGCGTCAACTTCGTGCTCTGGCCAGCCGACGGTGCCGGGCGAGAGTTGCATCGGCCGGGGGAACTTCCCGGCGCGCACCAATCGCCACAGCGTGGTGTCGCTCACGCCCACTCGCGCGAGCACGACGGGTTTTCGAATGACGCGCGTGCGGCTGCGGTCCGTGTCCGTGACCGCATGCCCATCCGGTTGTGACGCTGCCAGCTGTGTGTCAGCCACGTGCGCCTCCCTCTTCCTGCAGGCGCACGGGCTGCAGGAGCGCCGAGGGATCAGCGATGCCGAACACTTCGGCGAGGGCCGCGAGTTCGCTAGTGGTGGGGTTCACGCGGCCGTTTTCAATCGCAGACACCGTGGTCTGCGCGAGGTGGGCACGCAGTGCGACGTCTTGCTGGGACAGCCGCAGCCGATGTCGTTCGAACTTGGCGCGGAGGTACGGCGGCACAGTCACTCCTGTTGGAAGTGGACCGGCAGCGCAGTACAAACAAAAACGCGGCAACCGGTCGCATGATCATCGAAACTCATGCCTGGTGGCCGCGCTGTGGCGGTTTGCTGCGAAGGTGACCTCACCGCCCATCGGTGAGTCGTAGGAGACGACTACCAGCGGAGGGCCAGAGACTTCCAGCTCAGGGCTGAGCGCACTGGGCGCCCGTGAGAGCTAGGCTACACGAGCCCGTCGAGCTGTCAAGCCTAAAACCCAGTTAGAACAGGAATAAGTGCTCGACTGGGGCTCGGGAGCAAAAGTCATCTTGCCCAACTTTCAAACACGCACTGCGAAACACTGATCGTCATGCTCTCGCTGCGAATGGCAGCACGGCCCCGCCGTTCTGTTCTTCGACAATGGTTCTCAGCTGACGTGCCCAGTTGTCTAGGGCCGTTCGCTTTTCTGCGTCGTAAGAGTGCCGATCATAGATGGCGGTGACGCTGGAGTCAGTGTGGTTCAAAATCTTGCTGATCGTCAGACGGGGAACCCCTGACGACGCCATGAGGCTCGCGGCCGTCCGGCGAAGATCGTGACCGCGGAAATCCTTGATGCTGAAGATGGCGGCGGCTTGCGCTTGCTGCCGTTTGCCTCGGGCGTTCCGGAGCACGTAGACGGCATGCGGCGACTTAGGGTGCTTCTTGAGCGCTTCATCCGCCTTGGCCTTCAACGGTGTTAGCAAATCAAGCACCGGCTGCGACAGTGGCACACGATGCGCCTTCTTGTTCTTCGCAGCCGTGGCCGGTATGGTCCACCACCCGGTGTTGAGGTCGATGTCTTGCCACCGCATGCCATAGACCTCACCGCCACGCTGGGCTGTGAGCAGTCGGATTTGCCACGCAGCCCTCATTTCCTGAGGCAGCGTCTCGGACTTCTCCCAGAAAATCTGGATCTCGTCGTGCGTCAAGAACCGATCACGTGCGTGCTCCTCGGCCAGCTTCGCGGTCTTGGTGACGGGATTGTGTTCTACGACCTCGAGGATTATCGCGACGTTGAACAGTTTGTGCAGCAGCGACCGGACGCGGTTGGCGACGATTGGCGCAGGCCGCGCAGCTATCGAGTCAAGCAGTTCGCGGACATCGCGACGCGTGATGTCGCAGACGAGGCGATGCTTCCATTCCGGCAGCACGTAGGTGTCGAGCTGCATCTTGTCGCTCTTCCACGTGCGTTTTTTCGGCTTCGCGTGCTTCTCGATGTAGGTAGCCGCGAAGTCCTTGAACGTGTCAGCCTCACGATGCGCCTTCTTGGCCGCTTGAGGATCCTCGCCGTCCTTGCGGTTGTTGACAGCCTCTCGCGCTTGCGAGAGAGTCGTTTTCGGATACTGTCCGATTGTCCACCGCCGCTGGCGGCGACCAATGCGGTATCGCGCCGACCATGTCTTCTTGCCACTTGGCGCAACACGCAATGCGAGACCGGGACAGTCAGGAATCGCGATGTAGTAGGCGCGTTCGCGCGGCTTTAGACTCTTAATTTCTGCATCGGTGATGAAGGTGATTGTTTTTGGCATGACTCTCCCGGCTGCGCTGCGACTCGTGTGACTGCTCAGGCGTCGAGGCGCAGCGGTTGGCGAGTCGGTATGCCGAATTCAGAGTGTCGCGAGTCGGCAGACCGGGCTCAACGATGTCGCTCGCAGTCACCCGGAAGTCACAGCGACTCCGCAATCAGGTGAAATGACCACGAGCTAGATTGAAGTGGATGGAAACAGGAAAGTGCTTACAGGTCAATAGCTTGACCGGCCACAAAGGTCAGTCAATCGTTGCAGTCGGTTTCAGGAAATTGCAGATGCGGCAGACTTTTAATCAGGGTGTCCCGGGTTCGATCCCCGGGGGGCCCACCAACTTCCAAGACGTCAACAGGTTGCAGTGATTGGGTCGCCAGCAAGCCCTCGCAAGAGGGCGCTGGAGACAACCTAATCATGATCCAACCAAACTTCGCGACCCTGATCGATTCCTTCGTTCAGCACGGGACGTTCCTCCGCGAGTGGAGTCCCAATACAGTCCGCACCTACCGCGCCTCGCTCCGCGAACTCCCTCCCACGATCACTCGGGCAAGTCTCGATGCGATGGTCATCGGCCTTCGGCAACGAGGGCTGTCGCCCGGCGGGGTGAACCTACGGGTTCGGTCGATCAACTCGTTCCTGACCTGGCTCCACGAAGAGGGCCATCTCCCGGAGCGATTCCGCATCAAGCTCCTACGCAATCCACCCAAGCCAATCGACATCCTCAGCGATGCGGACATCCGGACGCTGATGGCGCATCGGCCGAAGGGCAAGATCGAGATCCGCACCTGGACCCTCGCCGTTCTGCTTCTCGATTGCGGCCTCCGCATCAACGAGGCCCTCACCTTGGAGCGGGCCAAGGTCGATCTGGACAACCTGATTCTTCGAGTCCTCGGAAAAGGCAACAAGGAACGCCTCGTCCCCATCTCGACCGAGCTGCGGAAGCACGTCTTCCGCCTGCTCAAGCAAGGGAAGGGGAACCAGGCCACGAGTCGCTATCTCTTTTCGAAGGGGGATGGGGCGCGGATGGAGCGCAACCACGCCTATCAGGACCTACGGGATTTCTGCAAACGGATCGGCATCAAGGGCAAGGTGCATCCCCACGCCTTCCGCCACGCCTTCGCGGTTCACTCCACCAGGAACGGCCTCGATGTCTACCGCCTGTCGCGCATCCTCGGTCATTCGAGCATGACCACGACGCAGCTCTATCTGCGGAGCATGGGCGTTGAGCACCTGCGGGAGGGGCACGAGCAGTTCAGCCCTCTTAAAGCTATGATCGTGCGGTAGAGGGCGTGCGCTTGGAGAAGATTGGAAGCACTCGCGTTCCAAACCCGGCGATGGATGAGCAGGTAGAGGCAGATGGCCGGTATGCCGCTGCCGAGTGCATCGCGTGTGGTGAAGAGACGCGCACTCGATGTGGAGGGTGTCGTCAGCCGGTTTGCTATTCCTGTCAGGAGTGCCCGAACGGCTGCGATGGCGCTGATTCCGCTTGGCAGTTCGGCCGGTAGGGCCTTCGGAATCAGCCTGTCTACCAGGGCCCCATTGCGGGGCCCTTTTTCTTTTTGTGGGTCGCTTCGCGCACGACGAGCGAGATGGTCATCTGGGTCACGCCGAACTCGCGGCCAAGAGCCGCCTGCGAGATGTCTCCCGCCCGATAGCGTTCACGGATCTCTTCGACCTCTTCTTCGGAGAGTCTCGCGTTGGAGTTCTTCTCACCGGGAGCGTTGCACGCTTTCGATCGGCCCTTCTGAACCATGTCCGCGGAGTTGTCCGCAGCGGTGCCGAGAAACAGGTGCTCGCCCAGCACGCAGCGGCGGTTGTCGCACTTGTGGAGCACGGACATGCCGGGTGGGATCGGGCCGTTGTCGTCGGTTAGCTCCCACGAGAGGCGATGGGCGCTCACATACTTGCCGTTGACCAGCATGCGACCGTAGCCGTTCGCGTCGAGTCCTCCGGTCCATTCGTGGCAGGCACCGAGAGGCGAGTCGGGGCCAAACGGGCCCTCGGTGACGAATCGAGCAGTGGAGAGGAATCCGGCCGCATGCGCCTGCGGGTAGCGCGTCACCCTCCCTAGACGCCTTCTGAAGATTCTCACTTGGACTCTTTTCTGCTCTCGTCGGTGGTGGGGTATCGCTTCGGCGGGAGCGGCCTTGTCACCCGTGGCGATTGAAGATCTTTGGCGGTTGATAGAGTGCCCACACCTTTCGTGCGTGCGGGCTGTGAACTGTGAACAGCGTTTGGTTTCGCGTTCACTTTTGCTTTCAAAGTGATGGCCAGGATTTCTGGCGGAATCTCCTTGTAGGTCAGTTCTTCGGGCTCAGCGCGTTCCGCTTCAGCGTCGAGTCCGAGATCCTCGTCGTTGAGCTGTTCCCCGTTCTGAATCTGTCTGGCCCTGGTCGCATCGACCAGGACGACATGGTCCACGATGGGCAGGAAGTAGCGGTCGAGGACTCGGCGAATCTCGGTGATGTCCGCCTCGCTCACCCGAATCTTGCCCAAGAGGGCAAGGAGGTTCGCGTGGGCCTTCAACAAGGCCGCTTGGTCCTTGCGGAGACCCGGCACGTCCGGAACGGAGCGTTCTCGTTTGCGCTCTCGTTCATGCCTCCGATAGCAGGCGAAGCAGAGCCCGTGAGCCGCAAGTTCACGGGACTCTCCACACTCTGCGCAGGCCCCTTGTCGTCGGAGCTGGCGTTCGCCTTCTTCGATTCTCATGCCGCAGGCGGTTCGACGTCTTCGCTGTGGCCGCATTCGGGACAGACCCATTGGTCCTCCCCGACGAACATCGCGCCCCCGTCGGGGCGCGCCCGCTTTTCGAGACGCATTGCGAAGGTCTCTCCGTTTTCAAGACACTCCGGACAGCTCTTGACTAAATCGCTCATTGGATACCTCCGGCCGTTCCATCCCTACGTGTGTAGGTGGAGACAACGGTTGGTTGTTGATTGCGTTGTTGGGGTGAAACGCGACCCTGCGGTGGCTTGAGGCGACCGCTGTGGCCTGCGTCGTTACGGGGACGCTTCCCGGCGTAGATTGCAGGCTACGCTACCTGCCTCGCGTGCGATTACGCGAGAGACACTGCGAGTGGATGACCGCACCCTACGTGCGTGTGTGCGCGTAGAGCGTTTTGCTGCGGTTGGTTGTAAAGACCGACGAACCTAACATGCCGCCTTCGTCCGGCCGAAGGCGCCACCAACAGGGTCTACAAGACTCATGCCCTACGCCATCGTGTGCGATGCGATGCGAAGGACTGAAGGCGAGTCGATGACCGGAGTCCTTTTGTCGCCTCGTCGGCGATCTTGGGCGAGTCGGCGCCGAAGGAGGCCACCGTGTCGCCACCGATGTTGGTCGTAGCAGCGACGACAGCGAGGCACCGATTTCTTGGAGTGGGTGGCGGGGGCGCCACATGAGCAGACGTCCACGACCCGAACCTGGTAGGGCATCCCGAGGGCCTTCCGTCGGTCCCGCGCATCCTTCATGACGCAAGGAGCGCAGCGGCCCTTGTTGGGGCCTCTGGTGACCGCCACCCTCTCCGGATGGCACCTTGCGGGTTCAACCGGCGATCGTGTCAGGAAGTTCTTGCGGCCGAATCGCTCACGGTAGTGACGTGTCCAACAAGGGCGGCAGCGACCGAGAGCGTGATGAATCCGGTCGGGATGGGGACAGGCCGTGATTGGTTTACGGTCGCCCTTACGCGGCACGCTTGGCGCCCCGGCGGATCTTCCAGTCGGCCGTTCGAACGAGATTCTCGACCTGAGGGGCGGTGACGCCCCTCCGGACCTTCTTCGTGGCCTGGTCGATGAGCTGACGGCTCCTGACGATCGAAACGTTCATCGCCTGGCCAACTTCCACGTTGGACATCTCGGAGCCGGTCGCCAGACCGTGTCTCAGGCGGTAGGCGCACCTCTCATCCTCCGAGAGGGGCGGCATCGCGCCGTCGAGGAGGGCTTGGACCTGTCGCTTGAAATCCCTTTCCTCGAGGCCGCGGTCGGGCGGCGGGAACATCGTGTCGGCGATGGTGTCGCTGACGACGTCTTCGGTGGGGCGGCCATGCTCGTCGATGACCGGCGCCGACAGCTCCAGCGGGGGGATGTCCCACGCGGCCTGGAGGCGAACCGCGGTTAGGCTGTTGGGTGCTATGCGCCCGCGGCGGAGGCGATGGATCTCCGCATAGTGGAGGGCAACCGGGCGTGTCTGTCGCGCCGCTGCTTGCCAGAGGGCGTTCTTAATCGCCGAGGCGAAGAACGTCGAGACCTTGTTGGGATGGTCGGGATCGGCCTGCTCGACGGCTCGCAACAGCGAGCCGGTGGCAATCTGGAGGTTGTCCAGGTAGTCGAGGCGAGGGGAGCCAAATTCGCGGGCAGCCCACGCGGCAAGACGAATCCATCCCTCAACGACCTTGTTTCTCGTCTCGACCCACTCCGGCGAATTACGTCGCATCGCGGCGAGCTGGCGAAGCAGGCGGCGGGTCTTCTTGTTGGAAAGGCGCGGGAGCGTGTCGAGGTCGCGCATGACTGCGTCGAGGAGGCGATCCTCCTCCCTCGCGCCAGAGGAGTCGAAAGTCTCCTCTTCGGTGTTGAGGTCTGGGTCGATGAAGTGGTTAGACATGGACGGCACCATCCTCGATAGGCGCCCCGATTTCTGGGGCGGGGAAGTTCAATTTCGCGTCGGGGCCGTAGTGGGCAAGGGCGGCTCGGTCGTAGGCCAGGGCTGCAGCTTCCTCGGTCGGGTGATTCCCGAGGTATCGCTTCTTGTGGTCGATGACGATTTCAGAGCGCCAGGGATTCCTGCTGCCTGCGGTGTGGAGGAGGGAGACGCCCTTGAAGGCGGAGCGTCCGTAGGCGCTCCGGTGGTGCATGGTGAGGTTCCAGTCGGTCCAGTTGCGCGCAGAACGACCGTCTTGAGTGTGGGTAGACATTGGGGATCCTGATGGAGGGAGGTGGCCGCTCTTGAGCGGCCGTGGCACGGGATGCCACCTTGATCGGTGAGGCTCGCGGCGTGCCAGGGATAGAAGGGCTGCGGGGGACCGCCCGAATGGCAGCCCCCGAAGCCGTGCGTCTAGTGTGAGAAGTTAGGCGACGTGTTTGGCTCTGGCCTCCTGCTGTCTCTGTTCGGCCTTCGAGGCCGCCCGCATCTCCGCATCACTGGAATAGAGTCGCACCTTGGTCGGATCACTGATCGCGGATCGGGCGATCTTTATGACGTCGCTCGGCTCGCCCATCAACCAGTCGTACAACTGCACGTCATAGTCGATCTTGTTCGCCTTCAGGATCTGGCCCTGGTAAGCGATACGGCCATCAGCGTCCAGTGTGTGGAACCAGTACCCTACGTTCGGATCTGTCGTCTTCCTTTCCATGGTTCTCCTTGTCTCTGTTCGTGGTCAGGCGTGGCATCGCCAGCGGATTTGAGCAATCGGAATGCCAGGCTGGGCAGACCTCCCACATCATTGGGCCGGGGCACTTACCGGGACACAGGGACAGGACTTCAGTCCTGTCCCGTAGTGTCCCGTCCCGGCAGTGGGGGAGCCTTGATTTTCAGCTAAGCGGCGATCAGGAGCTGGTCGGGCAGGCTCACGAGGTTACCCTGAACCATAAAGCGCCTTCCGGCTCCTCGCTGGATGCACTTCTTGAGCGAGTCCGACTTTTCGTCGATGGCAGCGTAGATGTCATCTCGGAGCATCGGACCCTTCTCTCGAAGAATCGCCTCGACCTTGTCCGCCAACTTCTCGGTGAGGGCGGCGGGCACGATGTCAGGCGTGGACGGGCTGATCGTCATCCGGCCATCCCCTCCGTCGCCTTCCAGATCGAAGCCGAGGATGGTCTGGAGCTTCGGTGCGAGGTTCGACTTCTTGGGCATTAGCTGAACGCGAAGGAGCCGCTCGGTCTGCTCAAGACGGCTCATGAACCAGGTCGCCCGTGCGCCGTTGTGCCAGAACACGGAGCCGAACGGTTTCTCCTGGTCGCCGTTCTTCGTGATGTGCGCCAGCGTCAGGGAGCCCACGCGGCCGACCGAGCGGAGGCCCGCGAAGAACGATGTCGCCGCTTCTGGTTCACTTGGACTGCCCTCACAGGCGAAGCCCGCCGAATCGCAGATGACGTAGCTGATGCCAAGTTCCTCGATTCGTCCACGGAGCTGGTCCGCGATGGCGGCCAAGGGTGCCTCGGCGCGTTCGTACCAGATGTCGTCGGGAGAGGGCGTGCCGAACAACTGGGTCAGGCGCTTGGAGTGCTCGGGACCGTCGAGTTCCCAATCGAGATACATCACCCGCTGGCCCTGTTGGGCCAAGCGCCCGGCGAGCCAGAGGGCCAGGTAGGACTTCCCGAGCCCGCCATCCCCATAAACGATCATCGGATGCTGGAGCAGAACTGGGAGGCCGTCGATTTCCACGACGTTGTCTGGTCCTGAGGGGCGGATGTCCTTTAGCCGAATCGGCTGTTGGAGGGCTCGCTCGGCATCGATGACCGATGCGATGAAGCCGGGCAGGGCAGCGGGGAGACCCGAGCGGTAGTCGTCGTCGCGCCGAAGGGCATCCACCAGCTTGCTCACGTTCCCGTAATCGGTCAGGGTGAGGTCGGTAGAGATCGTCAACGGTGCTCGGTGTGAGCCGAGCGGGGGAGTGACCTCGACGCGGAGATGCCCGAGAAGGGCACCCCCACGCGACCAGCGAATACGGCTGATGGTGATGTCGGCCGCGCCGACGGTGCGGTTGTAGGTGGAGGCCATTACCGACCTCCTTCCGAAGCGTCCGCTTCGGCATCGGATGCGGAAGCATCCTCCAGCCAAGCATCGACATCCATCGGCAGGATGCCCTTCGACACGACGGGGCAGGTTGTCAGGGCTCCGGTCTTGATGGCGTTGCGAACGTCTTCGACCGAGATGTTGAAGCCACGCGAGAGGGCGTAGCGAGCCGCCGCTGTGGCGGTAAGAACACGAATTGCCATTGATAGACCTCTGGGCTCCGGGGATGGAGCCGGGGTCAGCCGCGATGAAGCCCTTTACGACGGCGGGGCAGTTGGGGAAGGGAAGGGCTCCACTTTGAAGGCCGGAGCCGGTGCCAAGCGCCCCAAAGAGCGGGGCGGTCGGACAAAAGGTTTAGGCGGGAATCAGGGTCGAAAGGTTCCCGACTTAAGTTGGGGCGAAAGTGCCTAGCTCTCGCTACCCATTGTAGAGTCGCATATTTGGGGCTCGTGTGTCAAGACAAATCTTGTATATACAATGACTTAACGAGGTGCAGTGCCTTCATCAACCCGTCCAAAACAATCCTATCACATCCACTCAAATTTGTCAAGCCTAAACTACTGATTAATATGAAGTTAATGCCATATGCCCTGCCATGAGTGTAACTTTCGCCTATGTGGATCCAGGACGGCCTAGGATCGCCGTAGGGCCCCGTTCGCCAAGCCGGACATGGGCATTGGGCGTCCTGAGGCTGAAAACGCCTGTAATCGCCTCCTACGGGCTTGGCTGTGCAGCCGCGTGCAATGTTTACTTAGGCTGTGAAGAGGGCCGCAGGGGCGCCGTTCTTGGGCGTCTCGCCCCCTTCCGGTAACCTGGGGGCCGCTTTCCGTGCCCGGCTGACGCATGGTGGCCGGATTCAGAACGTAATCGAGAAGCCCCGGACGCGGCGCCGCACTCATCGACTACCCGGGTGCGCGAGCGGGCCGACCCTTTCTGTCCGATGTCGATGAACGAAACGATTCTTCCGAAAGAGCCTGAGAAGGGTCCCTGCCTGTTGGTCAGCGGCACGCTCGGCAACGGGCGCGATTTCGACTTCGCCGTCCGCGAGGACCGCGGCGACCGCCTGACCGAATCCCCCGAGGCCCTCGTCTTCGTCAATGGGACGACCGGACAGGAAATCACCATCGCCCGTCCGCAGATCGCCCTCCTCTCAAAGGTGACCGTCCAGGTCTCGAAAGACCCACTGAAAGTGGAGCAGCTCCCGCGCTCGATGTGACCGCCTTAATCGGTACGCACTTCCCTTTCGGCTGGCGTGACGTCCGAAGTCTCGAAGACCCCGTCGCTCTCTCGTCTCTTGAAGCGCAACACGCCGTAGCTGCGGTGGCTCGGAACAGGACCATCATCGCCGACGAGCCGCCACTTTATCGTGAAGTCGTCGGTGCGCTTGTGCGTGCGAATGTAGAGCCTAGTGACCTCGACAGGACCAAAAGGAAAGAGTCGGTTCGTGTGGTAACCATCCTGCCCATCGCAGAGTTCATCCTCAGCCAGAGGAGTGAAACGCCCGGCGACCTCCTCACCGCTCTCATCCGCGAAGGAAACGAATCCGCGCAGGGAGCGGGGAATGTAGACGCCCCAATAGAAGCCATCGGTCGATTTGGTGCCAACGTTTTCGACCTGGATTGTTGGGAGAACGACCATCGAACCGTAAGAATGGCGAGCACCGAACAAGCGAAGCTCTGACCGCTTTGCGAGTTGTTGCTCGAAGATGGCGTTCTGGGCCTCGACGATTGCCGCCTGCCGCTCCGCGAGCCTCGCCTGTCGCCTGCCCAGAACGATGGCCCAAGCGGCCAGCCCCGCACCAACGCCGGTCATCAGAAGATTGAGTGCGTCTCGAATCTCAAACGTCCCGGCCGTCAGGTCCGGCAACCATTCCAGCAGCGTCTGCCACACGGCGCGCACTATATCAACAGGTTCGAGGCTTCGACGGGTTCTGCGGTAGCTCGGCGTGGCAGGTTCAGTTCGACCAATCCTTACCGCTCGGGTCGTCCACGAACTCGATGTCTGCGCTTCGAGCGTAGCTGAGACTGGAAGCGACCCTCCACTTCTTGGTCTTGCCGTTCTGCCGAATCTGAACCCAGAGCCTGTCCCTTCCGGTTCGCTTCGCCTTTTGCGGCAGAACACTGATCGTTATGCCGTCATGCTCAGCCACGATCAGGCCTTTGACCTTACCAGTTCCACCCGCCGTCTTTTTCGCCATCTACACAATCCTTTCGTCTCTAGCCAGCGGTCCGGACGATCGCCCCGACTGAGTCCGCGTGTCAAGCCACCGAATGCCCACTCCCTTTTTCCAGCAGGTCGGCATCACCATTTACCACGGTGATGCCCTCGACGTGCTCCGCCACTTGCCATCGGGGAGTGTCGATGCGGTCATCACCGATCCACCGTATGGCACACAGCCGAAATCAGGTGGCTACGGCCGCAAGAATCAGCGAATTCTGAACGACACCCAACCGTTCATCTGGTTCCTCTGGGATGCCTTCCGCATCGTCAAAGAGGGCGGCTGCTTGGTGTGTTCGTGCCGGTGGGATGTCGAAGATGTCTGGAAAATGGCCATCGAGGCCGCAGGCTTCCAGGTCAGGAGCCAGGTCGTGTGGGACCGCGTGGTCCACGGCATGGGCGATCTGTCGGCGTCGTTCGCGCCACAGCACGACGTGATCTGGTTCGCCACGAAAGGACGCTTCGCGTTCCCCAATGGACGGCCGAAGTCGGTGTTGCGGCATCAGCGAGCCGCCTCGAAGGCCCTCCTGCATCCGACGGAGAAGCCGGTTGGCTTGATGGTCGACCTGCTTCGCGCCACCGTACCGCCCGGAGGGATCGTCGTCGATCCGTTCATGGGCAGTGGGACGACGCTCGTGGCCGCCGAACAGCTTGGGCTGAAGGCGATCGGGATCGAGCTGGGCGAACGGTATTGCGAGATCGCCGTGGAACGACTACCGAGTGCGGCGGGAGCAGCCGCGTAGGTTGTAGCCCCAAATGTCAGCGGGCGTCCTCATCAGAGCGCAAAGCGGAGAATGTCACATGGACATTCGGAGGTTGCTCCCGATACTGGGTGAACAAATGGAACTCCTGCACAACTCTGTGCTCCTCGCGAAAGATGTCGAGGCATGTGATCTCGAAATAGCCATCGACGCGGGTGATCTTCTTCTCGTAGTCCTTCACTATGAAGGCTGGAATTCGACTCAATTGACCGATCGTGCCAGGCTCCAAGTGAGATGGAACCGTGGGCATGGTGTTCAGGCTGCTGCCGTATAACGGCTCTAGCCGCTTCTCCTCTGTCACCTCGAAGCCATCGCCGCCTATAAACACTCGCTCAGCAATCCACCGAACTTTCACCTCCAAGGCTGGACCGGCGCCGTAATTCTTGAGTCGTCCGTAGTCAGGCCCGTTATTGTTCCAGACGAGATCCACGGACTCGCCGTCGGCTGGCAGATGAGCGAGCATGCGCTTCGCCGCAGCGGGATTCACGCCCGGAACCGCGGCTCCTCGCTTCGAAAATTCGACCGCCATACGATGCCCACCGGGCTCGAAAGCGAGATAGGGTCGATGCCGGAGGCGCCGATCGTGCTCGATTTCGCGCAGCGTTCTAGCGGCAACCCACATCGAAATGGCTACACCTAGCAACGCGAGGATGGTCGCTACGATTTGTGCGACGTTTCCCCATTCCCCCAATGTCAGGTTTGGCATACCCTCTGTAGCCTACAGATAGTAGACCGACTGCTCTGTTCTGGTATTGGCAAGCCCGGACCGAATAACACCACCCCATGGAAACCGACGAGCCCTTGAATGCCTCGGGACGTATCCTCGAGCGCCAATGCAAAGCTAGGTCTAAACAGACAGGCCAGCGATGCGGCAACCCGCCCATTCGCGGTGGAGAGGTGTGTCGTTTCCACGGTGGGGGAGCGCCGCAGGTGAAGAGGAAGGCGCAAGAACGCCTTCAGCAGATGGTCGAGCCCATGATCACCCGCCTCGACGCCTTGGCGCAGCAGACCGACCACCTTCCGACTGCCCTCGGTGCCGTCAAGGATGCCCTGGACCGAGCCGGAATCGGCGAGAACCAGCGCGGGGCAAGCAACGCCCCATCAGGAGGGCCGACTATCAACATCGGCATTGCCCTCGGCGGCCTGGCCACGGCGGCGAAAAACGCCGCGTCGATCGAGGGTGAGGTCATCGACCTCGAACCGGAAGCCGACGAGGCCGCCTGATCACCTAACACTCCATCAGCAGCCCCTCACCAGTCGGATCGGATCGGCGCGTGGTTTGCGCCGCGTGCGCCACTTTTCAGGCCGATTCGTTTGGGGTTCCACCTTTCGGAGCGGGGCTGAACGAGCCCTCATCAACCCGACCAACCCGTCGTAGACAACCTAATCGCGGCGTTGTTCGCCGCGGAGGAAAGAGCTTGACTCCTGAACGGAATCGAGCGCCGCGCTAAGCGGCGTCTCGTGCGCCAGTCCCGGCCCGAAACTTTCCGGGGGACCCTAGATGGGGGCGACGGGAGGTGCCTCGGCATTCGCGCGGCGCACCACTCAACAGCCCGGACAGATGGGTCGGGCGGGCTTGGCGGACCCTGGACACCAGTAGCGACCAGCACCACTTCCGCATGGCGAGCGATTGCGCTAAGCCATGCCGCGAGGGAGAAGCCGGGGACGGATGCGACATCTCTGGGAATCACCGCGTCCCCACGTCCGCGTGGTCCGTCGTATCCAAACACCACTCTCTCTGCGTCTACGTGTTTGACGGTAAAGGTCCCTAGGTCAGGATCGGTCCACGTCTCCTCGGTAACCCAGGTGCGGGGAGCGTCCCAAGCCATCTAGCTCGCCTTCCTGATCCCGCTCGCCTTCAAGAAGTACCCGATCGAATTGATGGTAAGCCACCACGCTGTGGCAACAACCCTGCCCCAGACAAGCCACTTGGACTGACCGATGCGGATGCGGCGATTGATGTCCTCCAAGCAGTCACCGAGTTCTTCGGTGACTATGCGTTGCGGCATCCACAGAGTCCAGACATCAAGAACTCTAAGACTGGTTCGCCGGAGCTGAGCACGTCTGATGATGGAGCTTTCGACGGCGTTCATCCACGCTGCATACGCTAGCGCATCTCCAGTTTTCGAGTCGCGCAATGGACCCAGGGCCGAACCTCGTCGGAGTGCCTCTGTGACCAGCCGTCGGTCATCGAACCCCGGAGTGAACGTGCTCTTTTCAGGTGGGACCCCGCGCTTGGACAGCTCCCTCATCCAGAGTCCAACCTGTCGCTCGATGGCCTCGATCGCAAGTTCGAGTTCATCACTCACGTGTTGAGTGCGAAGAGGCGCACGATGTCGCCGATAGGTGGCCATCACGAAACCCCAAGCGCAGGCTTCAAGAGCCCAAATAGAGCCTTCGCGTCGGCGCGAGCCGTGCGGCGTCCTTCGGCCGTGAGCTTGTAGTAGATGCGCGGACGACCACCGCGCTCCGGCATCGCCGGACCTGGGTAGCTCTCCAGCAAGCCCTCTGACTCCAGCTCGCGGAGAGCGGGATAGACCCTGCCTTCGAGCAGTTTGGCCCGCCCCCCGGTGTCGGCCTTGACCCGGTCAATCAGCTCTAGGCCGTAGGAATCCCCCTGCACCAACGCCTGCAAGAGGGCGGCTCGTACGTCAATCAACGTCATGGCGGGAGCATACATCAGAAACTGATAAAACGCCAACCCCGGCGAAGGCGGATCAGTCGGGGAGAACGGTCATAGCCGCACCTGTAAAGCCCACGGTGTTCTGACTTGCGTCGGCATCACGGATTCCCAGGCCCAGAACCGCAGACCAGGGAATCAGGAAACGCATTGCTATCTCCGAGCCATCGCGCGTCAAGACCGTCGTCGTGACCCGATTCAGCCAGAGGCCACGGTGATCGCTTAAGTCAAAACCACGGTCCGAGATGATCAGGTGGGCATCTCCTTCCGCATTGCTCTCTCGGCCGTGTCCAACGATCTGATTGATTCCGGCCGTGTTGATCCAATCCTTCCGCACCACAACGAACACGGTCTCATGTTTGGCCATCAGTTCCCTCCTGCGGCTGTCAGTGCCCAACGCGCCGCGAGTCTAGCAGCTAGTTGCAACCAATCACCCTCACGCATTCAAACGGTAAGACCGAAGTCCTCTACGACCCGACCCAGAAGCAGCAGGAGTTCCATGCCTGTGAGGAGCCGAATGTTCTCTACGTCGGCTCACGCGGAACAGGGAAGTCCCTCGCCCTTCGTTGGGAAGCCCATGCCCGAGCGCTGACGACGCCCGGCTTCACCTACGTCATCCTCCGCCGCACCTACCCCGAACTTCAGAAGTCGCATCTCCTGTTCATCGACCAGGAAGCGAAGAAGCTCGGAGCGACCTACCACCGCACCGACCGGATCATCACCTACCCGAACGGCTCGAAGGGGTTCTTCTCGCACTGCTCGACTGACGAAGACGTTCTGAACCTGCTGTCGGCGCAGTTCGCGTGGATGGGGATCGATGAACTCTCCACCTTCCCGTGGGAGATGGTCACGTCCCTGAAGACCTCGGTTCGCGTCACGAAGACGAGTGGCCTCAAGGCCCTGTTCAGGGCAGCCACGAACCCGTTCGGCGTGTCGGCTCCCGACATCAACCGCTACTTCGTCCTGAAGGACATCGAGCCGGAAGAGGATCCCGACTACAACCCGAACGACTGGCGGTCCATCCACACCGTCATGTCGGACAACCCGTACATCGACGCCAACGAATATCGAAAGCAGTTCGCGGGCCTGCCTTTCCATCAAAGGAAGGCTTGGCTCGATGGCGAATTCTCCGAAGAACGAGCCCTCTTCTCCCTGGTGCCTGAAAAGCGGCACGCCGAAATCGACCCCGACACCGGCGCGCACCGGGAGGTGCGCCGTCCCTATCACGTCATTGAGGAACTGCCGACGTTCGATGGCAAGTCGATCCTCGAGCAGCCCTGGGTGCAAGTGTTCAGGGCCTACGACCACGGCTTCGCGAGAGATCCGGCCGTGTGCCTTTGGTTCGCGGTCATCGGCAAGCGAATCATCTGCTTCAAGGAGCGCACCTGGCTTCAGGTCCATTGCGACCAGATCGCTCGGGACATCCTGAACGACTCCCGAGGGATGCACGTCACGGCGACCTACTGCGATCCGAGCATCCATGTGAATGACGGCTCGATCCTGTCCATCAAGGACTCGATGGAGCAGCAATGGATCACGCAACGCGATCCAGACGGACGCGAACGCCGCGTCCACCTGACGATGGACCCGTCCATCAACAACCGGGAGCAGTTCGCCGACGCCATCCACCGAGCCCTCCTCGAAGAAGTCGAGCCTGGTGTGCCCAGGATTCAGTTCCTCCGAGGGAATCCGTCGAACCCGCGAGCATCTGGCTGTCCCTACCTAATCAAGTCGTTGCCGCAGATGCGGTACGACGAACGGAATCCCCTCCGCCTCGCCGATCACAAGCACGATCACGCCCCGGTCGCCCTTGCGTACTTCCTGATGTCCTACATCCCGACCACGCAGGCGCCAGCCAGAAGTGGGACCCCGTGGTGGGTGAAGGAATACCTCCCATCACGCCACCGCACGTTCCGCCTGGGCTCCGAATCGGTGAGACGCCGCGCAGCCTAAGGGCGAACAACGCCCCGTTGACAGAGAACCCATTCAAAGAGATGGAGCCCCCATTTAGAGATGTCCGAACCGATCATTTCCACACCTTCCACGACTGCCGATATCGCCGCTCAGGTCATCGCCGACTCGGGCGATAGTGCCGCCCCTTCTGCGGAGCCCGTTCAGGCTGTTCCCGAGTCGCCCACAACTGAAACTCCTGGTGCCGCCGGCACCACGGATCCGGATGACTTCGGGGCGATTCCGTCGCACGAGACGATGAGCAACGGCTACAAGCGAGAGAACCGTATTCCGCATAGCCGGGTGAAGTCGATCATCGACAAGGCGCTCGCCAAGGAGCGGGCGGAATGGGAAGGCAAGGTCGCCGACCACACGACCAAGCTTCAGGTATACGAGCAGGAACGTCAGGCGATGGCTGCGGTCGAGCAGATGATGCAGACCAACCCGGAGGTGTTCCTTCAGACGCTCAGCCAGATTAATCCCGCCTATGGCCGCTACCTGGGAGCACAGGCAGGCGCGAATGTCGCGCAGGTGGACGCGGCAGCGTCCATGCCGCAGCCCGACATCGCCCTGGGAGATGGCAGCAAGACCTACTCGATGGAGGGGCTCCAGAAGCTGCTGGACTGGCAGGCCGCACAAGTCGAGCAACGAGTCACGCAGCGGTATCAGCCGCTTGAGCAGACGATGGGGCAGTGGCAGGAAGCGCAGCGGCAGCAGACGATCCAGGCCAGCGCGAACAAGGCCGTTCAGGACCTCTTGAATGAGGCCGCGTCGTGGCCCCTCTTTGGTCCGGTCGATCCGAGCGGCAAGATGAACGAGGTTCAGGAAGCCGTTCTGAAAGAGCTACAGACCAATCCGAATATCAGCTTCCATGCCGCGTACCAGAAGGTTGCCCTTCCGCGTCTTCAGGCATCGAGGGATCAGATTCGGCAGGAAGTCCTGAAGGAAATCAACGCCACTCCACGCTCCACGTCCGCCCCGATTGCCTCCACGGCACCGACAACCTCACAGTCCGGCCCTCGGACGACGGCGGACATCGCCGCCGAGATCATCCGAAACACCCGATAACACGGACCGAGATGGACGGCGTCCGAAGCCAAGAGGTCGCAAGTCCGCTCACGGCTTCGCGGCCGCGGTCTTCTTCGCGTTCATTAGAGCCGGGAACTCGTAGACGAACTTCAGGAGCATCTCGGTAAAATTCACGAGGTCTTCAGCGTCGCCCGCTGTCATCAAGACGATCTCGTGTGTAGCCTCGTTGCCCTTCTTCCTAATGTGATCGACCCAGTCCTTGCCGTCCGGCGGAACATAGTTCGTCGCCGAGAGGTGCTCGACATATTCGATGAATGTCAGCCCTGTTTTCGCGCCCTTGTGAACAGCCACGTTCATAAGCAGTTTGCGGAGAATTAACGCTGCCGCTGTGTGCGCCGCGATGCTGCAACACCTACGGGCTTCGTCGTAAAGCGCGCCGATGTCGGCGGGAAGGTGGTTGACAGGGTCGCCGAACGCTATGCCTGGATGCTGTTCACCAACGTCGAAAAACGTAGGTCGAAGGCAATACGGACAAATGTAGATGCGGCTATTGCTGTCGCTCGCCAGGAATCCCCTCGCGGAGGCGACCTGCCGTTCACAGAATCCGCACACGTACTGCCTCGGCTGCTGTTCGGGCGCGGTCGGGTGATTCCACTGGATCTGAAGAGGAGGTTTGGCCATATCGTCTGCAACCGCATGCCACCGTTCCCAATGTCGACCATCAAGTAACGGACGGGCTTGATTTTACTGAGTCGGATTCAATTGGCCAACTTTCGCCTGATACCGCGGGAGCCAAAAGGCCGTAGCCGCGAACGTAAGCCGCTTGGATTCCGAACGTAGTGGAGTACGGCTGCGGGGACGCAGCCACCCCACGCCCTGCGTCGGTTCCTAAGCCTGTGAACGGTTAACCAGGCTCCCTCCTCCAGCTCCAGGTTAGAGAGCCCGGCGCCCTCCAGGCGCCACCAGCCGCGTCCTTCGCGGCTCGCCGCGAACAGCCTTCGCGTTAGCAAGGCCCTCAACCCAGGCCGCGTCAGCGGCCATCGGCGTGCCCCCCACGCCGGGAGCAACCCTTTCAATGTCAGTTCCATTCACTCAGCTCGTTGCATCCACGTACGACGCCGTCGTTAAGGATCGCAACAAGGCCGCCAATCAGTGGCACGAGTCGGCCTTCCTCAATCACCTCGAAAAGCTTGGGGGCGTCAAGCGCGTTCCCGGCGGTGCCACCCTCCAGCTCCCGCTCGACTATCAGATCAACTCGGGAGCGGACTTCCTCGCCACCGACACCACCACGACCAGCACGACCAAGACCGAGGTCATTACGGCGGCCTCCTACACGTTCGTGCCGCTGGTGGTTCCGGTGAACTGGACCCTTTCCGACGAGTATCTGAACTCGGACACGAACCAGAAGATCGACATCGTTTCGTCGCTGGTCGATAACGCCATCGCCTCGCACGATCGATCGCTGGAGACTGCGTTCTTCGCGGCTTCAGCCACGGATGGCTTCGAGAGCCTCCGGACGATGATCACCGAGGACGGGACCGGCACGTTCGGAACGATCGTCGCAGGCACCGAAACCTGGTGGAAGAACCAGTTCAAGGACTACGACACCGGCGCCACGCTGCTGGCGGACATGGCCACTCTGTACAACTCGTGCGCCAAAGGCACGGGTGGGTCGGCGCCCAACCTTCTGGTTGGCGGTTCGACCGAGCAGGGCCTGTTTGAGGGCAAGCTCACACCGCTTCAGCGGTTCGAGACGTCAACCGGCGACGGTGGCTTCAAGATCCTGAAGTTCAAGACCGCCGACTTCGTGTTCTCGAATGCGTCGAGCAACGACAGCATCTTCTTCATCAACACGAACAACACGAAGCTCTACGTCGTGCAAGGTGCGTATCGGCAGCGTCGTGATGCCATCGAGCATGTCAACGCCGCGATGATGAACATGAAGATCATCTCGCTGGTGCAGTTCGCCACGAACAACCGCTCACGAGTGGGCGTTCTATTCACCTAATCCCACCTCACCCAGGGAGGGCGGCAATCGGCCGCTCTCTCAACCTTTGATCAAGGAAAGACATGGCACTAATTGGAGTCGGCCATCCGATGGCCGCAAAGGGCGCTCCCGGTGAGGTTCACGATTCGCAGCAGAATCCGCTCGGGATGGAAGCCTGGTTCTACGACACCATCAACAACGTCCTGAAGAAGTACATCTACCTCGCAGGCGTGGCGAGCACGATCGCCGGGTCGTGGATCTCGTATGACGAGAACGGCGCGACAACTGGCCTCGACACTGACGTGGCGGCCTCGCTCGTCGGCCCGGTTGCGATTGCCACGGCGGCTGTCGTAGCGAGCAAGTACGGATGGTACGGGCGCGATGGCGCCTTCTCAGCAGGGGCTGCGACCGTCGCGGACAACGCAAAGGTCTTCCCGACTTCGACGGTCTTCATCTGCGATGACACGTCCGTAGCCGGAAGTCAGATCGTTCCCGCCATTTGGCGATCGGCCGATTCGGCAGGTCTCGCAACCGTCGAAATCCACGATCCGTTCGTCGGCATCAACGTAGCGTAACCGGGGAGCCTTCGGGCTCCCTCACCTCGCTCATGCACGCATAGAGGCGAGGGTTCCCCCGCAATCTCAAAGGACAAGACATGGCTAAAGCCACCCCCGACAAGTCAACGACCAAAGACGAGATGTCGCCGTTCGAAGCGGCAATCCTCGAACTGCTGAAGCAGAACTCGGACTCAGCGAAGCTCCAGGCGGATATTCTCGAATCTCTGCGGCCGAAGGTCGATGCGATTACGCCGGAATACCTGGCGAAGAATCCGATCCCGAAGCTGAAGAATCCAGCGTTTCAGAACGCCTATCCGGTGAATCCGAACGGCCTCAGCGACTCAACGATCAACAAGCTCCATGAGCTGAAGCCCGGACGCTACCTCGGTGGCGTTGTGACCGTCCTAGTGGAGGAATCGCCGATGGGCGATTCAAGCGAGAAGAAGACGTTCCTCCTCTACAAGAACAAGACGCCGGACCAGCGCATGGCCCTGGCGGCTCACTTCACCAGCTTCGCCGACCTGATCGACAAGATCGCGGCCGAACAGGGCGCACAGAGCGCGCCTTCCTCCAGCAAGTAGCCGGACCCGAGCGTCAACGCGGCGCGGTGTGCCGCCAAACCAGCATGGGGCGTCCTTCGCCCCATCCAGACTGAACCTCCTCAGTCAACAGGGGCTCCGCAGCCAGAGATGGCTGTTCGGGGCCCTTTTGTGTTTCCCCGCCTCCTGAATGCCAGAAACCACCTCACGCCTCCAGGCGTGGAAGGCCCGCATCGCTACCTCCAAGCAGAAGATGCGCGACCTCCTGCCCGAGTGGCAGAAGAACATCGACTACCGGCGCGGCAAGTGCTTCGACAGCGACTCCGACGAGGACCGCGTAGCCGTCTCGATCGACTGGTCGATGACGAAGAGCAAGAAGGCTCAGCTCTTCTCGCAAGTCCCGCAGGTGATGCTCACGCCGAAGCATCCGAGCTTCAACGACGCGGTCCCTGTCTTCGCCAAGGTCCTGAACGACGCCCTCACGAAAGAGAAGGTTGGCGTTGCGATGGACGAGGCGATGGACGACACCGTCAACGCCGCTGGAATCGGCGTCGTGATCGTCAGCTACGAGGCCAGGACTGCGACGACGGAAGTCCCGGCAATCGACCTGAGTGTCTATCCGCCGAACCAGCAGGCCCTCCTCATC